CCTTTTGTTTTTAAATCAGGGTCTTTTGTTTCTAAGTCAATCGAGATCTCATCATACTTTGATAGGTCTGGAAAGTGATCAGGCTCTACCCAATCTGTATGTTGTTTAAATAGTGTTTTCATTATTTCCTTTTGGTTCAAAGATATATTTTTTCTCTATTAATTTATTTAGTTTTTCTTTATTACTAAATGCATATAAAGATGCTTCATATCCGTGCGGAAATATTTCCCAACTAACTAGACTAGGATATATCTCTACCTTAAATTTATATTTACTTACTTTTATTTCTTTTGTTATTGGTTTACTTCTCATCTTTCAGTCTTTTTATTTCTAATTCACAATAGTGAATTATTTTTTCTAAGTCTTTTATCTTATCTTTTTCAATATATCTACAAA